GGCCTTCCCTGTGGGGGAGAACGATGACTACGTGGACACAACCACCCAAGCACTGCTGCGCGTCAGACAAGGCGGCTTCATCAGAATCGACACCGATGAGCCGGACGAACCCCGATTTTTCAAACGCCGCGTGGCGGCGTACTATTAAGGATAGATGATGGCCACCAACATAGACAAAGCGCTGTACCAGCAACCCCAAGGGATTGAGTCTCTTGCGCAGGACGAAGAGCCGATTGAAATTGAGATCATCGACCCAGAGGCGGTGAACATTGATATGGGCGATCTGGAACTAAGCATTCGCCCAGACGGGGAGGATGAGTTCAACGAGAACTTGGCTGATACCCTCCCCGAAGATGAGATCATGTCGATAGCCTCTGACTTGGCCGGTGACATTGAAAACGACAAGGACTCCCGCAAGGACTGGGAGAAGGCGTACACAGAAGGACTCAAACTCCTTGGCCTTCAGTATGAAGAGAGAACAGAACCTTGGAACGGCGCGTCTGGCGTGTTCCACCCTATGATTACCGAAGCCGTGGTGCGCTTCCAGAGTGAGACCATCACCGAGACATTCCCAGCCCAAGGGCCTGTGCGTACAAAAATTCTGGGCAAGGAAACAGCGGAGAAGCAAGAAGCCGCTGTGCGTGTCCAAGAGGACATGAACTACGAGCTGACCGAAGTCATGCGCGAGTTTCGCCCTGAGCATGAGCGCATGTTGTGGAGCCTACCGGCTACAGGTTCAGCGTTCAAGAAGGTGTACTACGACCCGAACCTTGGCCGTCAGGTATCTATATTTGTACCGGCTGAAGACATCATCCTGCCGTATGGCACAACAGATTTGGACACTTGCTACCGCGTGACGCACGTCATGCGTAAGACCAAGAACGAGATCATCAAGCTCCAGCAAGCAGGCTTTTACCGCGACATCGAGCTGCCTGACCCCGGCAAGGAGCAGGACAACATCAAGAAAGCCAAGGATAAGGAGACAGGATTCTCCGACCTGAATGACGACAGATACACACTGTATGAGTCCCACGTTGACTTGGTACTCAAGGGTGATGAAGACAAGGATGACGACGGTGAGCCGACAGGAATCACACGACCATACGTATTTACTTTAATCAAAGGCTCGAACGATGTTCTGGCCATCCGTAGAAACTGGGAAGAGAAAGATCCACTTGAACTCAAACGACAGCACTTTGTTCACTATCAATACATCCCGGGTTTTGGAGCTTACGGCTTCGGCCTTTTCCATCTCATCGGAGGCTATGCCAAATCGGCCACGAGTCTCATGCGCCAGCTTATTGACGCAGGTACTCTCTCAAACCTCCCCGGGGGCCTCAAGTCCCGAGGCATGCGCATCAAAGGTGACGACACACCAATCGCACCCGGAGAATGGCGCGACGTAGATATTGGTTCTGGCGCGTTGCGCGACAGTATCCTGCCCCTGCCATACAAAGAGCCAAGCATTGTCTTGTCTGGGCTGATGGACAAGATTGTGGAGGAGGGCCGCAGGTTTGCTGCCACTGCCGACATGAAGGTATCAGACATGTCCGCCCAAGCTCCTGTGGGCACAACACTAGCCTTGTTGGAGCGCCAGCTCAAAGTGATGACGGCAGTTCAAGCCCGTCTGCACTACACATTCAAACAAGAGCTGCGCCTGCTGGCCGCGATCATCCGCGACTTCACTGACCCAACATACGACTACGACCCCATCGACGCGCCGCGTAAAGCCAAGGCTGCTGACTACGACCATGTAGACATCATTCCTGTGAGCGACCCCAACGCAGCAACCATGAGCCAGCGGGTTGTGCAGTACCAAGCTGTGATCCAGATGGCGCAGATGGCTCCAGATATTTATGACTTGCCACAGTTGCACAGGCAGATGCTGGCGGTGTTGGGTGTCAAGGATGCCGATAAGCTCGTGCCGTTGCCAGACGACCAGAAGCCAAAAGACCCTGTGTCTGAGAACATGGCTGCGTTGCGTTTGGAACCGCTCAAAGCGTTCTTCTACCAAGATCATGAGTCACATATCAAAGTGCACATGATGGCGATGCAAGACCCAATCGTCATGGAATTGGTTGGCCAGAACCCCAAGGCTCCACAGATTCAAGCAGCCATGATGGCGCACGTTGCTGAGCACGTTGGCTTTGCGTATCGTCAGAAGATTGAGCAACAGATGGGTATGCCACTGCCACCCGAAGACGAGAAGCTGCCACCAGAGATGGAGATCCAGTTGTCAGGCATGATGGCTCAAGCTGCACAACAAGTACTCCAGCAGAGTCAGACTATGGCCGCGCAAAAGCAAGCGCAGCAACAACAGCAAGACCCGCTTATCCAGATGCAGCAACAAGAGTTGCAGATCAAGCAACAAGAGTTGGCACTGCGCCAACAAGAGGTTGAAGGCAAGCTGGCGCTTGAGAACAAACGTTTGGAAGTGGATGCAATGGCCAAGGCTGGCCAGCTTAAGTTGCAAAAACAAAATGCTGAGATATCTGCACTCGGTAAAGCTGGGGACATCAAAACCAAGCGTGAGCAAATGCAGATGCAACAAAGAACCAACCAACAAAAGGAGAAACCGACTAAATGATTTCCGAATTCGCACGCGTATTGCGCGAAAAAATACGTACCGACATGAACAACTACGCAGATGACTGCGCCGGTGGTGGGTGTCGCAATTTCGACGAGTATCAAAAACTTTGCGGTGTTATTCAGGGTCTAGCTATCGCAGAGCGCCATCTTCTTGACCTTGCTGAGAAAGTAGAAAAATCCGATGAGTGAAATCACGCTTGAACCGGGGCAATTTGCCCTGCCGGAAATCCAACCCGTTGATGCACCCGCATCAGATGCAACCAGCGAAGAGAAAGCCACCATGCTGCCAGAGCCAACAGGCTGGAAGCTGCTGTGTGCTGTACCTGACATATCTGAAAAGATTGATGGTACTGAGCTTGATCTCGTGAAAGCCACATCCACCCTGCGCCAAGAAGAACATGCCACAACGGTTCTGTTTGTGCTCAAGGTTGGCCCCGACGCGTATAAAGACCAGACCAAGTTCCCCGCAGGCGCGTGGTGCAAGGAAGGCGACTTCGTACTCGTGCGTACATATTCCGGTACGCGTTTCAAAATTTTTGGAAAAGAGTTCCGGCTCATCAATGATGACCAAGTGGACGCTGTTGTGCAAGACCCTCGTGGGCTTACCCGCGCTTAAAAGGAGCAGATATGGCAGAGCAATACAAGTTCCCTGACGAACTTGATGACGACAAGAATCAGAAGGTTGACATTGAAGTCGCCGAAGACGAAGTTGAAATTGAGATCGTTGACGACACGCCTGAGAAGGATCGTGGCCGTCGCCCCCTTGACCGGGAGGTAGAAGACCCGACCGACGACGAAATTGAGTCATATACCCAAGGTGCCCAAAAACGCATCAAGGAACTGACCCATGCCCGTCACGACGAACGCCGTGCCAAAGAAGCCCTTTTGAGGGAAAAGCAAGAGCTTGAGCGTCTTGCACAGCACTATGTTGAAGAGAACAAGAAGCTTCAACAGTACGTCCATACTGGTACACAGCAGTACGGAGAGATGGCCAAGACCGCAGCCGAAGCGGAAATGGACAAAGCACGACAGGAATACAAAGCTGCACAGGAGGCGTTTGACACAGATGCCATCATTGCGGCACAGGAAAGACTGTTCGAGGCCAAAATTAAGTTGCAAAATGCACAAAATTTTCGTCCGCCTGCTTTACAAGAAGAAAAATTTGATGTACAACCGCGTCAACAAACACCCGAACCGGTGCGAGCCGACGAAAAAACCTTGCGCTGGCAAGCAAAAAACCAGTGGTTTGGCTCAGACGGGTTCGAGGAAGTCACCAGCTTTGCACTAGGGCTGCATCAAAAACTAGTCAACAACGGAGTTGATCCTCGCTCCGATGATTATTTCGAGCAAATTGATGCTCGCGTGAAGTCGAAGTTCCCTGAAGTTTTCGGTGGAAACGAAGACAAGCCAAGGTCGGTTGAGACTCAGCGGCGACCTTCATCTGTGGTTGCCCCGGCATCCCGTTCAACCGGAACTAGGAAAGTGCAGTTAACGCCGTCTCAGGCTGCGTTAATTAAAAAGTACAACCTTGATCCGAAAAAATATGTTGCTGAAGTTTTAAAACTGGAGAATCAAAATGGCTGAAAACCGTACCCCTCGTGACAATGTGTCACGCGAAAAGCAGGCTCGTGCTGTATACGTACCGCCGACTGCACTGCCCGATCCGACACCTGAACCCGGATATGTCTACCGTTGGGTAGCCACACATGTCTTGGGACAGGCCGAACCGACCAACGTGTCACGCAAATTCCGCGATGGCTGGGAGCCGGTGAAAGCAGTAGACCATCCTGAGTTGATGATTGCTGGTAGTGAGAAAACAGGAAACGTCGAGATTGGTGGACTCATGCTCTGCAAGATGTCCGCTGAACGCGCCAAGTCCCGTGACGACTACTACGATCAGCAGGCTCAGAACCAGATGGAATCAGTGGACAACCACTTCATGCGAAACAATAACCCGATGATGCCTCTGTTTGCCGAGAAAAAATCGTCAGTCAGTCGCGGAGCCGGATTTGGTTCAGGTTCTAAGTAAACAAGGAGTCCTTAAATGGCAGCAACCGCTTCTCCCTACGGCTTCAAAGCCGTAAACGAGTTGGGTGGCCTACCTTACGCAGGTAGCACTCGACAATTTCTGATCGACCCCGCTGGCTACAGCAACAACATTTTCAATGGCAGCATTGTTTTTGTTGGCTCTGATGGCTATTTGCAATTGGTGACTGGTACTGGTGCTGACGGCACTACCAACTCATTCCCCGGCAACGGTACCTTGACTGGTGCTATCGGTGTGTTTGTTGGTTGCACATACGTCAACGCACAAGGCCAAGTGATCTATTCTCAGTACTACCCAGCCAGCACTACCGGTGTTGTGTCTGCGTACGTGATTGACGATGACCGCGCTGTATTCCAAGTACAAGCCGCTGGCGTTATCTCTCAAACTGAGTTGGGCAACAACGTGTATTTGAATGCTGCACAAAGCACTTCAACTGGCTCTACCACCACTGGTAACTCCAACACGGCTGTGAATCCTACTGCGATCACTACTACTGCCGCATTCCGCGTCATTGGTTTTGTGAACAGCACAACTTCACAGGTTGGCGACGCTTATACTGACATTCTGGTGAAGTTCAACCCCGGATACCACGCTTACAGCAACGCTGTCGGCCTGTAATAGGAGCTAGATCATGGCTATTTCACGCGCACAACTACTTAAAGAGTTGCTCCCCGGCTTGAACGCTTTGTTCGGTATGGAATACGCTCGCTACGGCGAAGAGCACAAAGAGAT